CAAGTTCTGATTGGTCTGAACCGCACGGACATCGAAGCGGCCACGGACATCCCGGCCTACCGCCTGGGCTCAGTTGGCGGCTACGATGACCCCAGCGTGGGTTACCAGGAGTTCGTGTACGGTCGCGCCAATGGTGCGATCACGGGCCTGGGCTACGCTTGTGTCGAGCTGCCCGGCTTCGACTTCGCGCTGGCCACCGTCACGCAGACGACTGCCGGCACCGCCGGTTTCGGCACCCGCATCGGGGTTGCCCAGACCGCCATGGCCGACAATGAGTACGGCTGGTTCCAGGTGTACGGCAAGGGCACGCTGCGCACCTTGGCCTCTGCCGCCAAGGGCACCCGCCTGAACACGACCGTCTTCGGCGGTGCGCTGGACGACGACGGCACGGCCGGCTCTGAAGCCATCTTCGGTGTCGTGCTGGGTACCGCCAGCGGCGGCGCTGCCGAATCCAACGTGGACGCCATCCTGAGCTACCCCACGGTCGGTACCACGCTGTAACCACCAGGTCGCCCCCGCTCTGCGTATAGGCGACCCCTTTTCAACAACTCCCTAGGAACATGCAAATGTCCACCGACGCCATCGACTTCGCCATGAACTTTGAAGACAACCAGCAGTCCGACGCCGACAAGCGTCTGCTGGTGCTCTTCTACCGTGAACCGATCAAGAACGAACAGAAGTCCATCGACGCTGGTCGTCCGATCTTCGATGAGATCGACCTCGTCAAGATCATCACCCCCGGTTCCCGCGACACGTTCGTTGGCGACGCCAGCGAGGAATACCAGCGCCGCTTCCCCACCCAGTGGGCGCGCTACAAGGCTGGTCGCGAGCAAGGTTCCAGCGGCACCCCGCTGAACCAGCTGCCGTTCCTCAGCATGGCCCAGGTGGCCGAGTTCAACGCGGTCGGCTGCACCACGGTCGAGCACCTGGTCGGTATGAGCGACAACCTGTCGCAGAAGTTCATGGGTCACTTCGCTCTGAAGCAGCGCGCTCAGGAGTACCTGGACGCCGCCAAGGGCGCCGCTCCGACCCTGCGCCTCCAGGCCGAACTCTCCAAGCGCGACGAGCAGATCGCTGAGCTCCAGGCTAAAGTCAAGGCGCTGGCCGAGAAGCAAAACCAGCCGGCCAAGGTGCCACTCACCGCCAAGGCGTAACTCATGAGCTATTGGACCGCTCAGGCAATCCTTACCCAAGTCGCCGGGGAGTTGGGACTCCCGCGCCCGGCGACCATCGTAGGGTTGACTGACGTCCAATCGCTTCAGTTGCTGGCCCTGCTTAACTCGGCCGGCAACGAGTTGCTTCTGTACTATCCTTGGGAGCAGTTCGCCAAGGAGTGGACGCTGACTTCGGTCGTCGGGCAAGACAGCTACGACTTGCCTGAGGACTACGGGTACTTGGTCGCCCAGACTCAGTGGGACCGTACCGATCACTGGCCGCTGCTCGGTCCCAAGTCCGCCCAGGAATGGGCCTGGCTCAAGGGCTCGACCGTCGCCCAACTGCCCCGGCTGCGATTTCGCATGCAGGGCAATCAGCTCAAGTTGTTCCCCATCCCGGAGGCAGGCTCGTCCTACTCGTTGGCGATGGAGTACATTTCCAACCATTGGGCCACTACCCTCGTTTCGTCGGTTGTGACCCCGACCAACATGGTCACCTTGGATGCGGACATTGTCCAGTACAATCCTTGGTTGATCGTCAAGTTCGTCAAGTTCAAGTTCTACGAACTCAAGGGATTTCCCACCGCGGGCGTCAACGCCGATTTCATGCGAGTCTTCAACTCGCTGACCGGCAAGGACACCGCGGCCCCGATTCTGACCCTCAGCCCGACTCCGATGACTCAATATATTGGGGTCGGCTCCATTCCTGACGGTTCTTGGAACGTATAGCATGTTCTTCGGCGCCCCCGCTCCTGGGGTATTCGAGCCTGTTACCGTACCGGCCCCCATTGGGGGTCTCAATGCTCGCGACTCGCTTGTCGCGATGCCCGAAACTGACGCCATTGTTCTCACGAATTGGTGGCCCCAGCCCTATGGTTGCAGCGTCCGTAAGGGGTACATCGAGTGGGCTACGGGGCTGACCGACGAAGTTGAGACGCTTGCCACGTGGGCTGACATCGACGGCGACGAAGTGCTGTTCGCCTGGGCGGGTACGTCCATGTGGGACGTCACGACGCGTGGCGCGGTCGGAACTGCCGACATTACGGGGTTGACCAACGCTCGTTGGAACTGGGTCAACCTGACCAACTCGGCCGGTAACAACCTGATCGCCGTCAACGGATTCGACAACGGCATTATCTACAAGGCAGCAGGTCTGGCCCGCATAACGGCCGGGGACGGCATTGTCGCCAATACGTGGGCAGGATTGAACCCCGCGGTCGCAATTCAGTTGACGGTCCATCAGAGCCGGCTTTGGGCAGTTGAGAAGGATTCGTCCGCTGGGTGGTACTTGCCTCCCGATGCCATCCAAGGTACGTTCGTCAAGTTTGATTTCGGCCCATTGTTCTCCAAGGGCGGGTTCCTGGAGTTCTTGACCACTTGGACGTTAGACGACGGCAACGGAGCTGAGGACCACCTCATTGCGGTTTCGTCTGAAGGCGAAGCCGTGGTGTTCTCCGGCACGGACCCGGATGACGACGCCAAGTGGGGTCTCAAGGGGGTCTACTTCATCGGCGCCCCAGTGTCCGGTCGTCGCGGATACGTCAAGGCTGGGGGCGATCAGATCATCTTGACGGAGCGCGGCGCCGTCAGCATGTCTGCCACGTTGACCTCAACCAAGGTCAACGACGCAGACAACAAGCTCAAGAGCGCCAAGATTCAGTTTTTGATTTCGGAGTTGGTCTCTACCTACATTGATCTCGACGGTTGGCAGTTGTCGTACTTCACCGGTATCAACATGCTGATGGTCAGCATTCCTTCGGTGACGGCTGGCGGCAACGTCCAATTGGTCTCTAACCAGATCATCGACGCGTGGGCTCAGTTTTCCGGTATGGACGCCAGTTGCTGGGGTACGTTCGACAAGACCCCGTACTTTGGCGACTACTCAGGTCGAGTTCTCAAGGCGTGGACCGGATTTTCTGACGACGTCAAGTTGGACAATACGGGCGGTCTCGGCATCACGGCCACGGTACAACAAGCCTACAGCTATTTGGGTCGACAGGCCAGCCAGAAGCAGGTCGGTATGTATCGACCCACGTTTGTAGTCACGTCAGAGGTCGGCTACAACGCCGCCATCATCTACGACTTCAAGCCTCAAGTTGTTACGGACCCCAGCGTGGTAGCCGCAGAATCCGGCTCGTTGTGGGGTACGGCACTTTGGGGTACGGGTGTCTGGGGCGGCGGCACTCAAGTACAACGTTCTTGGGTTCAAGCGGAAGGAATGGGGGTGGCGGCTTCGTTGTTGATGATCGTTCGCTCTGACTCGGAAGTGTTGTGGGTGGCTACGGACTACAGCGTGGTCAAAGGCAATGGTATCCTCTGACAACCAAGACAAGCTCGCCGCTTGGTTGTGCGACAAGATTGGTCTCGTCAGTACCCCGAACATTCGTTGTATCGGTAGCCTGCGGGGTACGGAGATTGTAGGGGTTGTAGGGTTCGACAATTACAACGGCTCCAGCATTATGATGCACGCCGCTGGCGGTCCGGGGTGGGTTAGCTCGGGCTTGCTGTACGCGGTGTTCCATTATGCGTTTGTGATGTGCAAATCCAACATGGTTATTGGATTGGTTCCCTCGGGCAACGCTCAGGCGATTCGATTCAATACCCATGTGGGGTTCAAGACGGTCTTGAATCTAGAAGGTGCCCACCCTGACGGCAGTTTGTTGTTGATGACAATGACTCCTGGGGAGTGCCGCTTTCTGAACAAGGAACGATATGGGAAAAAAGTCCGATCCCCCGCCAGCGCCTGACTACTCGGCGCTTGCCGTACAACAGGCTGCGATCGACAAAGCTGCAGCTGCAGAGCAGACCAAGGCGAATCGCCCCAACCAGGTGACTCCTTGGGGGCAGACAACCTGGGCGCAAGACGAATTGGGCAATTGGACGCAGAATACTGCGCTCAATCCTCAAGATCAAGCGTTGCTCCAACAACAACGCCAATTCCAGGGCCAGCAGCAGACCATCGGCTCGGGTATGTTGGGCAAGGCCGCCAACTCTCTGGATCGTCCCATCGATTACGGTGCCGTGCCGGCGCCCCAAGGCATTGACGAGTCCAAGTTGGGCGCGTTCGGCAAGCTCGACCTGGCTGGCATGAACGAACTCGACCCTGGCTTCGGCGCCGTCGAGCAAGTGCGCGACGCCATGATGGGTCGCTTGGCCCCCGCCCGTCAACAGTCCCGCGATAGCGAGATTCAGCGTCTCAAGAACCAAGGTCTGA